TAATCATTGAATATGATACTTTTGTAAGCGACATATTAGTTCCTTATGATGTTGTTTCGTAACATAGTGTAAATTGAATAAATGGTGTGCCTGCCGTTGGTACATCAGCAACCGCAATACTTGCCTGTGATTGACCCATTCCAGAAGTTGAAAAAGTCAATACTGATGAACTTGTGTCGCTGTTTACAACAACAGTCGTGTAGAGTGCTTTATTTATTCCGTTAAATAAAATAGCTGAATAATGCCGTGATGCAGCATTAAACGGCATTCCTGTAATTCTTAAAGCGCCTGATGCCGTAGTATGGGTAAAAGCGGAAGTTGTAAGTCGGCAAGTTAAAATAACTGCACGACCAATTTTTACGTAAGTGCCTATTTGATTGCTGTACGTTACTGATAAATTACCTGCCGTGGCAAAAGTTAAAACAGGAGTCCAAGTACCTTCCTCATAATCAGCCAGCAACTCACTTGTGCCTGTGCCAGCAGTGGCAGAAAAGTCAATGCCTTTGCCTGCTGTGCCAATGACTAGGTTGCCTGTTGATACAGTTACATTGCCTGCGGAATTAATTATCAAGTCTCGCGCAGTGTCTATGGTAGTAGTTGAAGCTGTTAAAACTAGCCCATAGGTTGCATTGAACCCAATCGCACCGCCAGTGTTAACGCCGCCAGAAGTTTTTGTTAAATACCGATGTTGCGCAGTTAATGAGTTACCGCCTCGCGCCACTAAATTGCTTTGCAGCGATACATTTGTACTTTCATTTATTTCTAGTTTAGACCCTGGCACTGCTGTACCAATGCCAATATTGCCGCTTGCATCTTTATAAAACTGGCTAGTTCCAAGAGCAACAATACCAGTACCGCCTGTCAAGGTAGTTGTATAAGCAAGTGAGGTAAAAGACCCAGCGTAATTTCCAGCACCAGTAAGGTTAGCAACGGTAGCTTTTACTGTTGCTCCGCTTTGCACAATCGGCACTGTTTCAGTACCCGCCAACGGCGTGGTAGCTGATGTCAGTGCTGATATTTTGCTGTTTGCCATTGAGTTATAGATGTGCCGTTTTTGCTTCTAGAATTTCAATTCTTTTTAAAGCGTGTTGCAACGCAATAACTGCTTTTTGGTGGACAATAGATTGCTTAACCGATAACATTCCTTCTTCATCCGCTTCAACAAGATTAGGGCTAGTTTCTTGCACGTCTTGGGCTATAAGACCAAGAAAAGTTTTGTCATTTCCAATCATGTTGTAACGGGCAAATTTCAATGCTTTCACATCCTCAACTTGTGCTAATGCGTCAGCGTCTGAAATATACGTAATATTTTCTTTTAGTTTTTTATCGGAAATTGTGCCGTATGTGCCAGTTGTGTTTAATATAGACCCGTCGCCGCTAATTCTTGTTTCTCCAGTCCCATAAAAACGACCAATTTGTGCGGTTGAACCTTGTCTACGAATAGAAAAAATACCTGCTGCATTGATTGTTGCGCCCGAATCTGTGGTGGCTGGCCCGACTTCAACGTCAACACCTACGTTAAGCAGATCATTTGCAACGTCATACCAAAACGCTTTTGTTCTGTTTGCCTTAAAAAACTTAATGTCTGTTGTGCCTTTTATGTTGCCAACTTTGTTTCCTGCGTCTAAAACTGCGGCAACATTAGCGCCAGCAACATCACCAACGATAAAAGTAGAACAGTCAAGCGTTGTATCCACATCAATTGTGTAATCTACTTGGATGCTTGTTAGATGAATGTTGGAAAAAGAATTTAAGTCGGCGTTTCTACTTGCCCCATCCCTAATGCGTATTAAAGAATCGCCTGCGCCTGCGCCAACCAAATCAGTGCTAGAAAAATAATTCCGCACTGAGCAAGCAATTGAACCTTCAATTTCAATAACTGAAAAAGCCCCGTTAGGCAATGTTGTTTCTGATCCGCATCCATCCATTGCAATGGAATAGCATTGAACAAGGCTATATGCTGGGGCTTCGTTGTCATCCGCAGCGCAAGCAGTCAATGTGGAATATGCAACAGTGCTTAATCTATATCCACCCGTTAAATTTGCTCGTGCATAGCAAGATGACAAATCTAAAGATGTTCCCGCCAACGCATTAAACCCATAACCATCATTTTCAAAGAAATGGCAATTAGAAAATCTAGACGCAAACACATCAACAAACTTTGCGCCATCGCCAGGGAAACCTTGGATAGTCACATTTTCCATATTGACGTATGGAGTTTGAACAGTTGATGCGTCAATGCCGTGTGATGTTGCTGTACCCGATGCACTGCTAAACACCAAAGAAAACCCTTTAAAAGTGGCTCTAGCCGCAGTTAATTGAATTCCTGATGCGTCATTGGCGATAGTAATAGTTGCACCAATTAAACTGCCCTCAGATGTAATAGCAACGTTTTGTTGAGAAATTGTCAGAGGGGCGTTAGAAATCTTATAGTTTTTACCGCCAGTTAAAATTATTGTGCCGCCGCCATTGGTTTGTACATAATTGATAGCCGCTTGCATTGCAACACTGTCATTGGTTGTTCCATTGCCAACTGCACCAAAATCTTCGGGGCTAACAGTTTGACGCAACTTAGCTTGTACCGTAGTTGCTACAGCACCTGTACCAGCAGGTGTGTAAGCTACAGTGTTACTAGTATCAGCATACGTTTTAGTATTGACATCATTAAGCCAAGGAGACTCGATGACCGTCCCACTAGTAAATACAGTTGAGGTCATAAAGACTCCTTATTAAACACCCATGATTACTTCAACAGTAGCACCTGTACCAGTAATAGCAGTTACGTTAGCACGAACATATCTCCAAGTACTTACAGATGTACTGCCATTTGTAGCTGTAGTAGTACCAGATAATGTGTACGTATCAATGGTTACCCAATTAGATTTATCACCATTAAAGGTAGCTGTTTCATTAGAACCTTGAATAAGAACTGTAGCAGTTACAGAACCTGTTCCAGTAACAATAGCTTGAAACGTACTCCAAGGACTTTCTTTGTAGGTAGGCGAAGAAGCACCAGTAGTTGTTCTAGAAAGAACACCACTCCAAGCAAAGTAGCGAGGTTGCTCACCACTCTTAATAAATACAGTATTCATTTTAAACTCCCATCTTGCCGATGTTTAACACATTAAGAAAGCAGCATTCTTATCTCTATCATTAGCGATGGAGACAGTAATGCTGTTTCTTTATCTTTTAACTACTTGTCTTAATAGGCACGAGTTTGAGCAGACAACATAAAGTCAACAATCATGTCTGCTGTAGTAGGAGCAGTTGCTGCAGCTTTACAACCAAAACCCATACCCAAGTTTGTAGCATTGGGGAAGGTAGCAACCATTGTTCCAGTAGATGCACCTACATCAACAGAACAAACCTTTGCATCATTAACAAATACATCAATGTTACCTTTACCATCATAGTACCAACCCAACTTAATAAATGTGGCATCAACAAGAGTAGCAACAGTAGTAGTACCACTTGAGTAAGCAGTAGCAGCTAATGAGGCACTGCCTTTACGAACAACAAAAGTGATTGCGGTTGAACCAGCAGCTTTGTTAAAGTAGATACCATCAGTAGGAGTTAAAGCAGCAATAGAACTGGCTACACCAACTTGTAGTTGATTGTTAATAGCAGTAGTAGCTTTAAATGCAGTATAGAACCAAGCTACTTGAGTAGGAGGAGCAGTAGCTGTGATTGTATTGGTGGCAATGTTAAAGTTAAGGGGATTAGATTGGATAGCACCAATGTTGCCAGTAACACTAGAAGCACCACCAGTAGTAGAAATTATTCCACCATTACCAGTAACAAGACCAATAGTTTGGTAACTTGAAGTGTTAGTTACAGTCCAATCACCAGCAACATATTGAAAGAAATCTTCAAAGTCTACAGACAAGTCTGTGGGATCAGGGAGGGGATATTGTCCTAGAGTAGAACCAATTGCTTGTGTAGATACACCAGCGGGGAAACGGGTAGGGGAAGCCATGATAAATCCTTTGACGTTGTTTAAGTTAAACAACGCTCTATTTCTAGAGCGTCATTGGAGACAGCATTCTATGTCACATTTTCTTTTTAGACATAGGTGCTTTTGAGGCCATTTTTTTAGTAGCCATCATCTTAGTTCCAGCCATTTTTTTAGCAGGAGCCATTTTTTTAGGTGCTGCTGTGGTTGGCATCACTCTTTTTTTCTGTAATCCATAAGCCATGATAAGTCTCCTTTATAAAAAGAACCCCCTCTTTTTAGGGAGGGGGGATTGTTACTAATAACAATTAGGGACCGTTAGAACCCCAAACAGCACGAGGATCAGACCAACCAAAACTATAACGCTCGTAGCCTTTGGCTTTAGCATTCATAGTATCGAAGTCATTGTCTTGATCAAACATGATGGCATGGCGCTCATAGTACTTCATACCAGTACCACCAGGGATGGTGTTACGGATAAACCAAGCATGGGGGCTTGAGAAGTAGTGGTTCACTTTAAAACCACCTGGCAGATAATTACCAGACTTAATGACGTTGATGTCATTGTTGGCATTACCTGGTTGGTAAGTAGAACCAAGGATACGCTGAGCATTAAACACTTCTTGGCGAGCAATGTGCAAAGTGTCAGGTTGAATAGCGACTAACAAACCACGGTCATTTTGCAGACCCATGATTGCAATCACTGCATCTTCCAAAGCAGCTTCGGACAAGTCCACATCAACAGCAGCTTTATTAGCCCAAGTACCACCAGTGGTATTGGTGTGAGCTGTAGAGCAAAGCTCAACACCATCACCGCCTTTATAAGTGCTATTGAAAGCACGGTTGTAAACGTTAGCAGCTACGTTTTCTTTCGTTTGACGGAAAGACATAGCCAAAGCTGCAGCACGTTGTTTGGAGATTTGCTCATAGAGGTTATCGTCCATTTCTTCTTTAGTTACGATGTAACCCATTGCATATGCAACGTGTGTATAGCGAGTTACGTAACCTTGAACTTCAGAATCATACTGAACGCCAGAGCCTTGTGACTTGACTGGTACAAGACCAAATCCAGTCAGTTGGACATCTTCTTCATAGTTTTGATTTGAAGTGTCTTTATCAAACAAATCCACATACTCTTCAGGATGCTCATTGTAAGTTTGTCCCCACCAAGCTTTAATACCAGGCCATAAGGCCTTGGGATGGGAACTGGTTGTGATAATGCCTGCCATAATCTAT